CTTGCTGCTGTAGTAATACTAAATATAGTTACATTATCATCAGCAAATGTAACTGTTCCAGCATTAGCAGTTGGAGTTGCAATAAAGGCTTTTAATCTAATAGGTCCACCAAATAAACTAACATTTGATCCATTAGTTGTAGTGCTATTTGCTTTTACATCTGAACCTGACATTTTATCTCCTTATATTAATTTTAATTTTGCTAAATCTTCTAATAATAGACTAACTCTGCTTGTTGTGCTACTAGGTTTTGATATAACTCCAGTAAGATAATCTTTAGCGAATAATTCATTTAAATTAAGAGGTTTAGGGTTAATATCGATAGAAGCATCAAAACCTCCACTTCCACCTAATTTTTTAACTCCACCATCGCCACTGAATTTGTCTATTACTTTATTTATATCATCTAATTTTTTATCTAAAGAATCACTTTCTCTTTTAGATTCACTTTTAATAGCTTCTTCACCAGTAATCATTTCACTAGGTTTAGCCCCAGCATCTTCTCTTTCTCCAAGAAGTTTTTGTTCTTCAGTTCTTCCTTCTTCGTATTCTTCTTTAACTTTTTTATAGTCCTCTATCTTTTCGTCAGTAGATTTGCCAAAATTTTTTAAAGCATCTCCTATATCTCTTAAAGAACTAAAATCAAAATTAAATTCCATAGTATTTTAATGAGGGCCCGAAGGCCCTCTATAAATTATGTTACGTTATTATTTTGTACATATTGAACAGTTACAATGGCTTCGCCAGTTGTACCATCACCATCTGTACCAGTAAATACAGCAACAACATTACTATCACTTGTTCCAACGTCACTAAAAGAAGCAACGATAGCAGCATTCACTGCTGAAGTTCTTCCTGTTACTTTTGCGTTAGATGAAGCAATATATGCAGTAGCATTTGCATCAGTTCCTATTGAAACTGTAGCAGCATTCGTATCATTAGCAACAACAATTACATCTAAAAATACATTCACAATTTGTGAATTAGCAGGAATTACTCCTACTCTTGTATTTGCAGTAGCACCTGATAACGTAACTGATTTAGATTGAATCATTTGTACAAAACCTGTGTTTTGCACATTTTCTCCAATCGTTGTACCAGTAGTTTCTTTAATCGTTCCCGCTTTAATCGGTCCCGAAAATGTAGTTATACCCATAGTCTATACCTCCAGTATAGTCTGCTTTCGCAGTCGTTTGAGTTAAATACTAGGCGTATTACTACGCCTAGTATAAATTAGTTATTAAGCAGCTCCTTCTGAACCGTAGATAGTTCTCCAGTCTGTAAAACCGAAAGAATATCTTTCTCTAACTTTGTATCTCAAGTTACCAGTTTCAAAATCGCCTTCTACAGCTTTTTTCATTGGTGATCTTACAAAGTGTTTCATTCCATCTGGGCAATCAGTCATAATGAAATATGCATCAGGATCAGTTAATCGCTGGTTAACAGCAACTCCGCCTGGAATCATACCCATATTCTTCATTGCATTGATGTCATTATCAGCAGTCGCAGGTCTTAAATTAGATTTAAGAATACGCTCAGCAACGAACACCAATTGAGGTGGAACGATTAGTTTTTGTCCAGTTAATGCTATTGGAATGCTTCTGTCATCAACCGCAGTTGAGATTTGAATCAATAAACTTTCAAGAGAAGTTTCTGATAAATCAGCTGGTGTTGATAAAATGTTAGAAGAAGTTCCACCACCGCCTAGTGGGTGAGAAGCTGACAATAAAGCTTGTCCGTCTCCACCTACTGAAGAAGTAGTTGCATTATTAAGGATATTTGCACCCTTAATTTCTTTAGTATGTTGCATTGATCTTGCTAGTGCACGAGCATATTTAGCACCTAAAGATCCGTATAAACCATCTTCTTCAGCTTCCTCTGTTATAGAGAATGCTAAAGCTACAGTTTCATGTACGTATCTTGCAGTGTAACCCTCTTTTCCACTATCATAAGATATTGCAGCACCTTCAGCTTTTGTTGGTGCAGCTCCGAAGCCGATCATTTGTACATCTTCTTCAAAAGCTTTTTGTGATTGCTCTATTGAGTAAATATCTCTCCATTGTTCTGGATATCTATCATACTCCATAGCAAACACGGTATTTAAACCAAGATTAAGCTGCTTGGTAAACAGCGCCCTATTCAGTGCCATGTGTTAATCTCCTTAAATACCGCTAGCACGAGTACCGTATAGATGGTTATTAATAACCACTTCTAATTTAGCATCCGCACCTACAGTGTTATTTGGTTCATCCACAAGTCGTAGTATTCTTAAAACTTTTGCAGTTGTTGCTAAAGTTCCAAGATCAGCTTCTTGTTGTGATCCACCAAAAATTGTTTCACCAGCAGTAAAAGTTACATTGCAAAGCTCACCTACGTTAGCATTTGCAAAAGTTCCATTACCCTGGACCTCATATGTTATATTTGGATCGTCATATACAAAAGCAGTCGCAGCTGTATTAGTTTTGACTGTTGTATTTGCCGGCCAAATTTTAGAGAATTTTACATCTCCAGTTATCTGATCAATGTATTGAACACCATAAAACACACCTAGTGCGTTTGTAGCATTCGTTCCAATTCCTACAGTTCCATCAGATAGCAATGTTACTAAATCACCAGAAAATAGTGAAGTCGCAAATCCATTAGCTATAGGATAGGCCTGAGGTCTTATAACACCGCCAGTTAAATGCCTAAGAGGTACAAACCCATTAGGAGCATTAGTATTAGCCATTTTATAACTCCTTGTTATAAATTATTACTCTTTAAAACCGCCCCTTGTAACTTCGGTCTTATAAGAACGGCTTATAGGATTTCCAGGTCGTTCTACTTTGTGAATGTCCATCTCGACTGATCTCATTAGATTTTCAGTCATTTGTGCGTAATATTCATTACGTTGGTTTACCATTTCTTCTGGCATTTCACAGAGTACCATTCCTTCCATACCTATATAACCAGCAAATTTGCCATGTTCAATCGTAGCATATTTATTAGCATCAGGGACTGTTTTAAGGTCTCTAGGTTGCCAACCTTCACGCATACGTTTAGCCACATTTGTTGGTGTTTCCTGTCCTAAAACCATCGTTGCAATCCATCTCTGTTTGAAACCAGGTCTTGGTTCAGGTGCCTCCAATAAGTTAGTTGGGCGCCACTTTGAAGCTACAGTTGATTTCTCAACTCTAGTTTCATTTTTTATTTTGTTATTTTTCATGTCAGGCTCCTATAGTTGTCCTGTATCACTAAAGCTTTTTACTTCTTTAGCAAAACGTTTTAGTGCCGCTTCATCATTAATATCGATACCGAATTTTCTTGCAGTATCTAAATCCTCAGAAGTAAGCTTAACTCGATTACTGTCGATTCCTTTTTTACGAGAAACTCCAGCAACAGGAGATTGCACTCTGTTAGCTTTTTGTACCACATTTTTGTCATTTTGAGAAGTACTATCTTCAGATTTACTAAAATAAGGTAAATTAGAAGCTTTTAATCTTCTAGTCATCTCATTATAATATTCTGGATCATTTACATCCCAACCTTCTTCTGTAAGTTCAGCATCAATTCCATAAGCCATAGCTGTCTCTTTACGATAACCAGGTTTATTGAACCAATTACTATTTTCTTTTACCCAATCTGATGCTAATGGTGGTATTGGCTTCTTAGGATCAGTTTTTTTAGGTATTTCAGAAGCATATTCTTGCGTCTTATTCATTTGACTACGAATATCAGCCATACTTTCGTACAATTTTATTTGTTCTTCAGTATTACCTTCTTCAATAGCTTGTTTTAGTTTTGAAGAAATAGAAGAATATTGATTAGAAAGTGACTTACTAGCAATGTCTAAAGTTTTCTTTTCCATTGTAGATAATCTATCTTCTAATTCAGCTATTCTTTGTTCAGCTTCAGCTCTTTTAGCAACTTCTTTTTGAATTCGCTTACGAACTTTCTCAGAATAAGGAAGATCATCAGAATAAGGCGGAACAACTTTAGGTTGTTCAACTTTAGGTTCTTCTTCTTTTTCAAAAGTTTGAGTTAAAGTTTCAAGAGCATTAGGTTTTATCTCTATTTCTTTTTCAGAAAGAGGTTCATCTAATTTAACCTCAATTTCTTTTTTTATTTCTTCTTCGTTAGGCATAGTTATCTCCTATGTTGGCGTTATTCTTAAATCAATAACGTATGTTTATATTTGTTGAGATACTACTTCAGAACTTTCGAGTGAAGCAATGATCTCATCGTCATTTACTATCACCATTTTGACATTTTGTACAGAAATTCTTGCACCTGCATAACGACCAAACAAAACCCAATCTCCTACTTTACACCAAGGTGTTTTTCTATCGCTATAACACTCAGGTCCCATTGCTATTACTTGACCTACACTATTTAAATAAGCTTGTGTATCTTGATTTTTTTCTGGTAAATAAATACCACCAGTCGTTTTAGAAATAGGTCCTTTAGGTCTAATTAAAATTCTATATCCAACTGGTTGTGGGACTTTTGTAGGTGTAGGTATATCATCTTCTGTAGCCCACGGCTGATTACTCATCATCTTCTATTTCTCCTTTTTTATATTTTTCAATTGTTTCACTAATAATTTGTAAAGATTTATCTAAACCTTGACCATAACCATAGTGACGTTTAAACTCCTCTATGTTATCTACACCTTTTGACAACAAATTATTACCTAATTCTTCTTTATGATTTTTTATTTGATTTTTTATCGCTTGTAGTAGTTTTTCCATTGAGTGCTTTCGTTAATTCATTTAATGTATTATCAAAATCTGTATTTAATTCTTTAGAAGCCATAGCAAATAATCTTGGTTTAATCACTTTAATAGATAATTTTTTATTTTCTAAAAATTTTTTAGCTTGTCTAATTTCTTCAGCTTTAACAGCCATACTACTTATCACGTTTTGCAATTCGAGAAGCAGCTTCTACTATTTTAGCTTTTACTTCAGCATCTTTTCTAGCTTGTTGTCTCTCATTAGTTTTAACACCTTCTTCAAATCGAGCTTTACGAATATTTAATTCTTCATTTTTCATTTGAAGATTAGCCATTTTTTCTTGCATATCCATTTGCATCTCTTGTTGTTCTGGACTTGGTGGCATACTACCCATTAAATTTTGAGCAGCTTGTGCTGCTGCTGCAGCAATTCTATTTTCTTGTTCTATTGGAAGTGATTTTGCTTCTTTATCATTAAATTCTTCATTAAACTGACCACTTGATACTGGGATTCCTTCTTCAATTGAAGCTTGCATTTGTTGTTGATATAAAAATGCCATATGTTGACCCATGTGTGCTAACATTTGACCATATAAAACTTGTTTAGCTTCAGGTGTTCCACCAAATCTAGGATCATTTATGAATTGTTGGTGTACTGTAAGATGAGCTTGATGATCTTGTTCTTCAAAAACTTGTATAGGTTTACCATTTAATACCGCCATATTCTCAGAAACTGGATCTCTACGAGGTGTTTCTTTCTCATCTATTAATAAATTTTCAATATCAGGTACATTTAATGATTTTAAAAATCTTTTATAAGCTTGTTTTACATCAATAATCTGCGGAGCTTGTTGTGCTAATTGAAGTCCAGTCTGTGCTAAAGCTATTCTTTGAGCAGAAGATGAAATATTAGGATCAGATACTGGTACTACATTAATTGCTTGATCAAAATCTTTTCTTCTTACAGTTTTTTTCTCACCAATCGTTTCATAAGGATACTCATCATCTAAATATTCTCCATTTAGTTCATAAATTAATTTAAATTCTCTACCTTGAGCTTGATGTAATCGTTTATGTATAGCTGAAAATACTTTAGAACCTTGTTCTATAAGAGCAATCGTAGTTCCAACTGGACCAGAACCTGCGGATTGACCTACCATCGCATCAGCAATTGATGCAAAACGTCTACCTGACTCTGTCATTACTCCTAAAAGTTGAAGTAAAGTAGGAGAAGGTTCTTTAAATGGAAGTGGTATAAATGATTTTCTTAAATCATCTCCATATGCTTCTACCTCTACCCATTCTCCTGGTGATACTGTAATATCTCCACCTTCAATTCTTGCTCCTTTAGCTCTAAAGCCACCATTTAAATTTGCAAAAGCTGCTGAATCTAATAAAGCTCTTAAAGCTCCAGTGCTAGCATGTTGTAAACCGCCGATCATCTGTATTAAACCAAATCCATAAAATCCTAAACCGGGTAGATACTTATAGTGAATAAAATAAGTTCTTTTACGTTTTAATTGATCTTCTTCTTTCCAGTTACGTCTAATTGATAAAATAACTTCCATATCATAATCAATTGTAACAATATAAGGTAAAGCAATTCCATTTTCATCTTCTCCTAAATCTAAATCTACATGCATTTCTAAAATTGTATGTAATCTATCAGCAGATGATGGAGACATTCCTTCTAATCTTTGAAGTGTTTGTTGAATTTGATCATCTACATTAGTATCAGATTGAGTTTTAGTTAATGCTACATCTCTATAAAATCCTACAACTTGATATCTTCTAATTTCGTTTACAGATAATTTCATTACTTGAGTATATCTTTCTGCAGTTTGTAAATCTGTATTTTGATATGATATTACAAAATCTTCAGCTGGTACAAATTTTGCACAAATTCTATCTAATGTATCATCAAAATATATTTTTTTAAAAGCTGAACCAGATAATGATAAATAAAATAACATTTGATCTAATTCATTAAAATAATCTGGTATTTGAGTAGTAAGTTGATAATTCATAAAATCTTCAACTCGTGCAGCTTGATCTATTTTTTTATCTGTAGGTTTTCCTATTATCTGAGTTTTAACAGGTCCTCCTGCTGGAAATAATTCAGATATAGCTCTCGCTTGAAATTGTGTGGCTGCTTCTGCAAGTAATGGATGATGTACTCCAGAAGCACCAGGAAATGGATCGTTTCTATCTTCAACAATTACGCCTAACATCTTTAGACCTTTAGAGTATTGGTCTTCCCATTCTTTTCTTGAAGACTTATCATCTTCATAAGCAGTAATTAATTGTTTTCCTACTCTTGAAATTTTAAAACTATCTAAAGTTTCCGCAAGATTTTCATAATGATCTGATTTAAATTCTTCTTCAGCTTTTTCAGTTTCATCTTCATTTACATCGACAGTAATCTTCTTACCTTCATCATCGGTGTATTGCAGTTTCTTTTTATCTAGTTCAACTTCAAGTGCCATATTATTTTTTAGG